TAGGGCAGATCATAACACTTGATGTTGTCACCAAACAACAGAAAGGTTTCAGAAGCTCCGTTACGCAACACCCTGTTGATGGTGCTGGCACTGTCTCAGATCATGCGACCAACCACAACCCTCGCATTTCAATGACTGCGTATATTTCAGCCGCCGATTTTAATTCATCTAAGCCAGAAAAGCTGGATTCTTTAGACAGAAATAAAATTGGCGGTGAGATTGTTGTTGGTGGTTCAGTGGCACAAGTGGTGGAGATAGATGGTTTTGAAGAATCTTTCCTTCAGAGTGCTATACCAGACATTGCTAAACAGTTCTTTGAAGAAGACAAACCTGAGATAAAAGGAATTACTCAGCGGTCTGGTTATGAACTGTCCGAGTTTCGTAATCTTGAACTACTTCATAAATTCAAAGTGCCTGTGAAAATGTACGAGTTTGATAACTATCCGAGCAACAGTCCGGATGGTTCTTCTGGTACACAAGAAATTGTCAACACAACACCTGCTTATGCTGGTGAAAAGATGTTCCTTACAAACATCAGTGTTAGCGAAAGTCCTGACAATGGCGATGCGTATCTTGTAAATCTCAGTTTTGAGATTGTCACAGTAACAACTCTTCAAGAAGCAGAAGCTCCTTTAAATGTTGCTCCCGAGATTGAAGATGAATCTTCTGGTAAAAGCAACGAAGGGAATCAGTCTGGTTTCGAAGGGAAACTGAATGAGATACAAGAGGCATTGAAAGAAGAAGACCGTGCAAGTTTCTTCCGTATTCTATTGGAGGCTCTTTCTTAATGGCAATAATTCAAAAAACCTTACCGTTATTCAATAAACCCTTCTATGGTTATTCAACATCCCTAGAAGGTAATACGTTCTACCTCACATTTGAATACAAGAAGCGTATTAACCACTGGTTATTCAGCCTATCAGATGCTGAACAAAACGTATTAGTATCTGGGCAGAAGCTTACACCAGACACGCCTTTGTTTTACGATTATCGCTTACCAAATCTCACGGGGTATTTCTTGTTCACTCCAATTAAAGATCAAGACCCTGAAACATTGCGTGACCGTATTCGTAATCCTTCTCAGTTCTTTCGCCTATACTACTTCTACGATAACGGAGAATAATAATGATTCAATTTAACCGCAATTACGAGTTACGTATAGGTGATGCTGAGAGTGGCGAAGGTGTACTGATTAAGGATTTGCAAATCAAATTCACGATCAAAAAGGTTGTTAATAACAATAAGAAAACTGATGAGTGCTCTGTTGATATTGTCAACTTATCTGACGAACACCTTGCTCTGATTCAAGTGGAATACCCTGTGCTAGCTCTTTCTTGTGGTTATGATGGGAATCTGGTTGAGATATTCCGTGGAGATATTACGACAGAAGAAACTCAGAAGCGTGGTACAGACAGAGTAACAAGAGTAACAGCTTCCCCTCGCTACACTGATTTGAATCATATCTTAATGTCGGAGCTTATCCCTGACGGTGGTACTGTAGAAGACGGTATTGAGAAAATCCGCAAGCAAACATCTATTGCAAAGGGTGTTTATAAAGGAGAGCAACTTTCTCAGATTATCACTTATGGCTACCCACTTGTAGGAACACCAAGACAGATGTTGGATCAGGTGTGCAATGCTTACAAGCTTGATTGGAAGATTGAAGGCGACGCTCTCTACATCAATGCTGTAGATACTGTTGATACGGAAATCAAGAATCTTGCGCCTGTCATTTCAGCAAAAACTGGTCTGCTTGATGCTCCTTACCAATTCAAGGGTAGTGAAGGGCAATCAAAAGACGATCCAGCAAAGCGTAAAGGATTGCGTTTCAAGGCCCTCATAAACCCTACAGTGGTGCCGGGGAGTTTGGTGAAAGTGGTGCATAAGAATATTGATGCGTTCTACAGAGTGGACGAGGTGACGTATAAAGGTGATTACAGAGGCAATTCATGGGAAATGGAGTGCGTGTGTTATACAAGGATTAAGGAGGGAACATGAGGAAAGCAACGTTTGAAGATTCGCTAGAAGCATTCTTCGATTACAAATCGGCTACAATGTATACAGCACTGAATTGTCGTGTTGTAGCTGTCAAGACAGAATTGCACGAACAGCGTATTGATGTACAACCTCTCCCGAATGCTGTTAAGCCAGATGGAGAAGACAAACAACGTCCTGTCATTACAAATGTTCCTGTGATGTTTCCTTCCAGTAAGAAAGCTTCCTTGACGTTTCCCATTGATGTTGGTGACACAGTGTTGTGTGTATTCTCACAACGCTCTCTGGATCAATTCAAAGCGTCTACAAATCCCAAGCCATATAAGCCAAACGATACACGCAGATTCTCCATACGAGATGCTATTGCTATTCCCGGCTTATTCTCTTTCTCAGATGCTATCAACAATCCTGCCAAGCATACGTGGACACATTCTACGAGAGATTTGGTGATTGTGAATAATCTTGGGACAGGACAAGAGAATGAAGTGAGGCTGAAGGAAGGTGGTGATATTGAAGTGAAGACGAATCAAGATTTTTACGCCACGTTTAATAATGGATTGATTGAGTGTAATAACCTCACCATTGATTGTGCAAACGATATGACTCTAAATGTTGGCAACAATATGACAATGGATGTGGGTTCTGTCACAGATATTACAACAACTACGCTAAACGTCACCGTAGGAGGCTCTACAGAGGTCTCTAGTCCCACTACAAATTGGACTGGTACATTCAACCTAGCAGGTACGTTTAGCCAGTCAGGTGGCGCGTCAGGCGGTGCTACGGCTACGTTTGACTCTCCAATGACAATCAATGCACCAATCACTTCCAATTCAGATATTACAACAAGTGCTGAAGTGACAGCAAGTGGTGTTGCTCTGAGTACACACACTCACACTGGTGACAGTGGTGGAACAACAAGCCCTCCAAACTAATAGGAACGTGAGCGATGGATATTTTATTGAATGAAGACACACATGACGCTGAATTTGTAAACGGTGATGCTCCCGTAACTCCTACAGTAGATGAGGGATTGCGTCAGCGTCTTAAAATTAAACTACTCACATTTAAAGGTGAGTGGATTTACAACACAGAATACGGAACACCTTATTACCAAGAAATCTTTGGTAAAGGTCGAAGCAAACAAATTGTTGATACAATCTTCCGTGATTTAATTAACGAAGATGGAGATGTAGTTCGTATCACACAGTTTGAATCAGAGATTACAAGAGATAGACAATATGTTCTCAGCTTTGCTGTGATTAGTCGAGAGGGGACAACAGTACAAATTGAAGACGTAGAGGTGGGTGTATAATGGCAGGTATTACAAGTACAGGTTTAGAGATAAAAAGGCTGAATCAAGTAAGAGAAGGGTTGCGTCAGCAAGCTTCGGAAATATTTAGCGATCTTGTTCCTACAGGTGATGTGCTTGATACAGGTAGCGGAAGCACACTAGGACGTTTGATTGGTGTTGTGTCTCTAGGCGAGGCTGAATTGTGGGAAGCTATTCAAGATGTCTACTCTGCATTTGACCCTAATTCTGCGGAAGGGATTGCTCTGGATAATCTTGTTGCATTGTCTGGTCTAATCCGCAAAGGAGAACAAGCGTCTACAGCACGTATGCTGTTCCGAGGTGATTACAACACAACAATTACACGAAACAGTCTTGTTAGCTCAAGCTTTACAAACTATCGTTTTGTTGTCCCACAATCAATCACATTGAACAATGAAGATGTTGTTGGTGTGGTTATTGACACACAGCTTGTGCAAAATAGCACAGATTATGTTGTAACATACTCAGATGACAACAACACTGTCAATCTCACCTACACCTCCCCCGCTTCAGCAACTCGTCTGGGTATTCTACAAGGACTTGCAGACACAATCAATAACAATATTGGCTCTATCCTTACAGCAGAAGTTGTTGGTAATACACTTGAGATTATTGCTGACGACAAAGTTACAGAATCAACGTATTCCTTATCCAGTAATCTCTACTATGTAAAATCAATTAAAGGTCTCACGGTAGTTGCTGAAGAAGCTGGCCCTAAAGAGCAAGACCC